TGAAGTCGCCGGAGAACTGGGCCTCGACAAGCCCAAGTGTCTCTTCAAGGGGACGCGCATCCGTTCCCACTGATTGATAAAGGCGAATGATGACTCCGCAGCCATCAGCGCGTCGGTCGATCATCTTAATCAAGGGCGGCTCGGTGACACTTGCCGGCATGCCGAGGTCGGCACGGCTGATCGAGGCCTGCGCCGTTGAAGTACGGATGCCATCCGGGAGGCGGATCGTGACCGTGGCTCGGACGTTGAGCGCCATGGTGAAGAAGTCCAGCCAGCACTGTAGTTCGAGTTTGCCGACGCCACTGGCCAGCCTGATCGGTCCGGGTGCGCCGGTCCCTGCCCAGCCCCAGACGCGGAACTCGTCGCCACCAGGGTGACGCAGCACGGCCTTGGTCCACCACGCTTCGTTCGGCTCCAACACCGCGCCTTCCGGCAGAACCGGCTCCGGCATGCCGATGTCCCAGAGGAACGTCCAGTGGCCGCCGTATCCACAGTCGACGACGCGGCCGGTATCCGGGTAAACCAACTTGGGCGACTCGCCATCCTCGCTGGTCATGAGGCCATGCCAGGGCCAGCCCCACACGGCAGGTACAGCATCGACAGGACTATTCGGATAGGCCATTTGCAAACTCCATGACGACCTCCGCGCCGTCGCCGTCTTTCATCACCAGCTTCTTCACCGACTTCAGGCGCAGCCAGGCAAGCCCATCAGTGCTGGGTATCAGCTGGTCCTCGTAGTACTCCCGCTTGGATGCATCCTCCTCCTTCAGCGGGCTGGCGATGCCACCGGTCCCAGCAGATGCCGGCGGCGTGAAGGTTCCCGTGCCCGTCGTTGCAGGTCGTGCTCCACGCGGATCCAGGGAGCTCAGTGACTTTCTCGCCCTCTCCGCCGCCTGGAGGGCATTCAGGTCCTGCTTCAACTGGCTTGCATTCGCCATCGCTACAACTCCAGCAAGTCATTGGGGATGGCCACCCGGTAGGTCGCCGCCTTCTCGGCCGTAAACTCATCTCGGTGCTCGGCCGGCACCTCCGGCGCGGTCACCTGGTAGCGCCGCGGGAACTCCTCGGCCGGCGAGCCAGGGTCGGGGTTGTCGTAGTTGCCCGAGAACCCGTCGATGGTCTCGTCATACACCATCAGGCCTCGACCACGGATCTGGTTCGGCAGTTGAACCAGCTCAGGCACCGAGCCAGTCAGCTCGGTATCCGGCGGCGCTGGCAGGTCGAGCGGATCATTCACCGAGCCGCCGCCGCGGCTGATCGCCAGGACCAGGGTGGTGATTGCCGTCTGCTGCTCCAGATCAAGCTCGTCGACGATCGAGAAGGTCTTGCCGACGGCAAGGCACCGATCCTCCAGGCGCACGCTGTGCACCAGGTCGATGCCCAGCGCCATGTTGGTCGGCACCTGCCATGACACCCGGTTGGCCCGGTGCGCGGACAGGATGCTGGTGGCGGCCGTCGCCAGTTGGCACTGGACGCTTGCGCCCAGGCGGCCATCCTCGCGTAGGTCCACCACCCAGTCCTCGAGGGCGTCCTGCACCGCATCGGCAGCGGGACCAGTGAATTCCTCCGACTCCCACTCGTCCGCACGGTCCAGTTCGCTCTCCAGCGAAGATCCATCGCGACGCAGCACCTCGCCGGCCTGCGCCACGCTCTCCGGCGCTTCCACCGTGAGCGTGTAGGTCTCGGTGATGGCCTGCACCCAGCGCATGCCGCCGACCACGTTCGCGGCCAGCAGCAGGTTGTCGTAATCGTTACGCCAGGCCGCTGGTGGGGTGCAGTAAACGCCGGTGGGCGGCAGCAGGAGCATTTCAGCCCCAGCCAGCAGTTTGTACCCGGCGCTGTTCAGCGCGCTCTCCACCATGTCGGTGGTCGGCAACTCACTAGACTCGCGGCGCCACAGGCAGAAACCCGCATCCTCGTTCCAGCCCTGGATTTCTGGGTGCTGCCAGTTGTAGGCCTGGTGCCGCTCGCGCAGCCGGCTGAAGCGGTAGCTGATCGACAATTCCACGCGGTTGACGCGCTCGGACAGCTTGGCCATCTCGACCGACAGCGACTGGTCGACCGTGGAGCCGGTGCCAAAAACCTTAATCGGCACCATCGCCGCCCAGGGCGTCACGCGCAGCACACCATCGACGGAACGGTCGAGGCTCGCCGGCACCGTGCCGAGTCGCTCCAGGGCGTAGTCCCAGCGGCTGCGGCCGTCCACCGGATCGAAAACATCCTCTGTCCACAACCCGCCGACCAGGTCGTCGATCTCCGACACCTGCATGGCCTCGACCAGATCCTGAAGGCGGTCGGTGGCCTCGCACCGCACAATGCGGTTGCGTGGATCGTAGGTCGGCTGCTCCAGCCAGCCGCTGAAACGCTTTTCCTCCACCCAGACACCCTGGACCAGGTGCTGGAAATAGATCTCGACCGGCTTGCCGGTCCAGGCAATCACGTCGACGCCGGCGGACGGCAGGTACAGGCTGAACTCGGCGATGGCCGCCGCGCCCTCCTCCCGCTCCACCCGCACCTGGCCGGTGACCTGGGCGGTCACATCCTCGCCGCCAAGCCTCACGCGACAGGCCCAGACCAGCGTCTGCGGAAGATCGCCGGGCGAAGGCCCAACATCTGACTGCCACAGAGCATTCAGTGCGGCGCTGTTCAGTGGCAGGCCGTTCAGCATCTACAGCTCCTCGCAGGTTATCTGCCACCCGTGTGGTGTGACGTTCGCCGGGTCCATGTCGCCCTGCGGGCGCTTGGCCGACACGATGAACATCGGCATCCAGCAGACCTGATAGGCGCTGGCCCCCGGGATCGGGATCACCATGACATCAGCGCCATCCAGCACCAGGTCGGTCTCCACCCACTGCTGGCCGACCAGCGCCAGCGCCCAGGGCGAGAAGTCCGGCCGCGGCGTGCCTGCGAGCACGAAGCTGGTGCCCGTGCTGACGATGGATAGGTGTTTGGTGCAACGCAGTTCCAGCGCCTGGGTGTAGTCGATGCCATCCAGTCCCGGCGGCATGAAGCCAGAACCGCTGAGCGCGATCGCCGACTTCTGCCAGTGGGTCATCGGCACCCCCGCCCCACTGCTCAGGCGGACGATCTCCGGGCCGCCCAGCGGGGTAATGGACTGCGACACCGTGCCGGCATGCGGCGCGATAGGCACCCCGCCCAGCATGACCATGGGTAGCGACATTCAGCTGCTCCAGAAAAGAGAAGGCCCCGCAGAGCGGGGCCAGGTTCAGGGTTTACCGCGGCGGTGTCCCTTCTTCAGGGACTCCCGGTGCAGGGCGGTGAACTGGTCAGCCGGCGCCTGCATGCTGTAGGACCTGCCGTCCAGTTGCAGCACCACCGTGCCCAGGCTTTCCCCGCCGCCACCGCCGGCGGCCAGGGCCGGCGACAGCTTCGGGATGCTCGGCACCATCCGCGGCGACACCAGGCCACCAGAGGAGTACCCGCGCCAGCCACTGGCCAACTGCCCGCGGAGGGCCCGCATGGTGTTCTGGAAGCCGTAGAGCCGGACTCGCTCGAAGAAGCTCAGCGCTCCCGGCTCGCGCACCACGTCCTGCGGTTGCACGTGCTCGCCGCGGTGCACCACGCCGGCCGGCTCATGCTTGCCGCCAGGGCCCGTCCAGCCGCCCTCTGCAAAGCCGGCCGAGGCATCTGCCCCGGGAAAACTCAGCTGCGGATTGACCGTGCCCGGTGCCTGCATCTCTGCCGGCGCCTGCAGGGTAACCGGAATCACCATCTGCTGAGCCAGCCCCGCGGCGATCTGCTCCATCTGCTCGCGCAGGGCGTCCAGGCTCTCCGTATTGAGGCCGAAGGAGACCTGCACGTTCTGGATGCGCTGGATTCGCTGCTCCAGGTCCTCCAGGCTCGACTCGTTGATCGCCTGCACGGCCTTGGCATTGCCGGCATCAATCTCTGCAGCCTTGTTGGCGATACCCTCCAGTTCCTTGGCAACCCCGTCGAAGCCGTAACTGTTCTCTCCGGCCTCCTTGAGCTGCTGCAACATCTGCAGCGCACGGCGGGATTCGTCGATGGCCTTCTGCGTATCACCACCCTGCAGGGCGTTTCGCGCATTGACCTTGGCCTGGGTGACATCTCCGAAGGAGGCCTGGCCAGACGGGCCTGCAGCAGCCACCCCATCCCGCAACTTGGCAAACTCTTCCCGGATCAACTTCTGCCGATCCAGGGCCCCCTGCAGGTCTTTTGTCGACTGACCGAGTAAGCCTTTGGTCTTTTCGACCTGGTCGTTCAGGTCGGCGACCATCTCGTCTTGCACGCGCTTCAGGTTCGCCTTGTGCTCTTTATAGACCTGCTCGCGAGCGCGCTGCTCCTTGCGCACAGCCTCGGTCAGGTCACCCTCCTTCTCGACTACCAGATTGTTCGCGGTATTGATTCCCTTCGCGAAATCGTTAATCCAGCTCGCCACCGCATCCGTAACGCCAGAATTCTTGGCAACTCGCCCCCAATATTTCCGGAGTTCTCCTCCAACCCGGGTAACTGCAGAGCCAATCTCCGGCGCAAATGACGAAAGCTCTTGGCGAAGTTTCGGTAGCTCGCCACGAAGGGCGGGCACAACCTGCTGAACCGTCAGCTTCCCTTCCTGCGCCATCTGACGCAGTTCGCCGATGGTGACTCCAAGAGAATCAGCAAGCGCTCCAGCAATACGGTCCGATCCTTCGAGCACCGCATTGAATTCCTCTCCGCGAAGGACGCCACTCGCCATCGCCTGGGAAAACTGCTGGATCACCGAGGCGGACTCTTCGGCAGACGCACCACCAATTTTCAGCCCAAGAGACACCGCCTCAATGGTATCCAGTGCCGCCTGCTGATCCATGCCGGCATCACGAAGAGGCCGCTGCAAGCGCGAATAGAGCCCAATAAGATCCTCGACGTTTCCCTGCGTGCTGTCGGCAATGCGATCAAGTTCCACCTGGGCGTTGTTGAACTCTTCCTGAGTCTGAGTTGCCAATCGAAGCCTGGAGTCAAGACGGCCAACCTCGTCCGCCCCCTTAGCGGTCTGGGAAGCGAAGACTGCGGCGGCAGCTGATAACCCCGCGACAACCGCTGCGGCGCCGCCTCCCTTCAGCTTCGATACAACAGGGAGTACATCGGCAAGCCCAGAAACCGCGCCGCCGGCTGATCCGCCAGCCCCCTTGGCGAGACGCTTCAGTTCGGCATTGGTTTCCGCTATGCGCGCCCTCAGCGTGCGCTGGGCCTGAGCGAGTTCGCGAGTTCCAATTGCGCCGCTGGATCGCAGCAGCTGGTACTGCTGGGTGAGCTGAACGAGAGCGCCCTGCAGTTGCCTGGTCCTGCTGATCCCCAGCGCCTGCTTGGCATCTTCAATGTTCAACCGCCGGCGTTCGTTGGCGGCAATCTTCAATGCAGCAGCCTGTTGGCGAATTCCGAGGGCTGCCTGATCGCGAGACGATGCCGGCTGTTGCGACACCGAACGCAGGTCGCGCAACTTGCTCAGCGTCTCGCTGACGCTCTTCCGATAGTTCGCCTGCGCAACTGCCAGGTCACGGGAAGAAAGCACGCCGGAGTCGCGCACCAGCCGATACTGCTCGCGCAGGTCTACCAGTTTCCGCTGTGCCTGCTCAATCTGCTCCACTCCGAAGGTCGAGCGCGCCTGCGAGATCCGCCCGAAGGTGGCGGCTAGATCACCCTGAATGGCGATATCCGACTTGCTCGCCGGAGCAGCAGTGGCTACTCGCAACTGCCGCAACTTCGCCAGGGTGGCATCTACGCTGCGACGGTAGGCGGCCTGAGCCTCTGCCAATTCCTTGGCAGACAGGTCTCCGCTCTCGGTGACGAGCCGGTACTGCTGGCGGATATCCACCAGGGAGCGCTGCAGGCTCTCAATTTGGCCGACACCCAGTGATGATCTCGCGCGGGTCAAGGCTGCGTCGGCGGCACCGGCAGCCATGTGCTGGTCAAGCTCATTACGCAGGCGGGCGTGCTCCGCGGTCAGGTTGCGCACATCAACACCGGCGTGCTGCAACTCCTCGCGCATCACTCGGAGCTGCGAGCGCTGTGCAGCCTCGGTGCGCTCAAGGCGCTGCAGCTCAGATACAGCCTGCCGATAGCTCTGCTGCATGGCCCTACTGGGGGCTTCGGCGCGAATCAGCTCATTCTGGAGGTCGCGCACGCGGTTGCGGGCATCCTGTGCCGCCTTGCCACTGCGCGTCAGATCCTCCTCTAGGTCGCGGAATACCTTGACCTGGGCGAGCGGACGCTGCACGTCCTGCACCATCCTTTTGAACTCGGCGCGGAAGCTCCCGATGTTGCGGGTAGCGCCATCCACGTTCGCACCAAGGCGAACTTCGATATCGGTCATGGGATCAGCCCTTCAGTGCGCGCAGGAACAGGCGCCAGGGGTAAGAGAGAACTTGTGAATGCCCCGCTCGCGCCAAGACGCAGATCGCCTCTTCAAGGCCAGTCAGTGCGTCTGACCAGCTCTGGCCATCCTCGCCCCCAGATCGAAAAAATGGCGGTTCATGGCCTTACACTCGCGGATGACCTCTTCGAGTTGGCTCGGCAACATCCCTTCGACCTGCTCAACTGTCAGCGAGGTGAACAACATCAGGTCACGTAGACGAATATCCGGAAATAGGAGGTCGCCGAGAGCATCCATGTCATCCTCAGTCTCGGCCGACAGGAGAAGGGCCCGGATCTCGGCAACCCCCAACTCCTTCACGGTTAACTCGATACCACCAACCTCAACAACCTTTCGACCACAAAGCTCCGCCATATCTACTCGCCCCAAAAGAAAAGCCCCGCAGTGCGGGGCTTTATTCCTAACATCCTCAATTTTCTCTACACGCCCTTTCAAGCACATAGTAAGCAATTGAGCCATAAATTACGTCGCTCATATTTTCGTCAGGTCTCTCTATCAACATTTCTTCATAAGTATCTCCAGTTCCAAGATACTTAAGCTTCCGAGACTCACAATCCACTAGTCTCCTGGAGTAGGTAACTCCAGACGATCCAACCCGCTTCGTGTCAATCGTCACACGCCTTCTATCGATCCGGCTCACACCAATAACCGTGTAGCTTGCGGCTGGATCAGACGGAATATTCAACTCTTCCGTCGAGCCTCCTGCAGAAGAGCCGGAATCAGATTTAGCATTATATACAGAATGGAGCCTCATATATAAAAACAACAAAACAACAATAAAGATAGAAAAATATAATGCATATTTTCTATAGTGGCGCGGCTTGGGCGGAGCGCTCGCTACCGCCGGACATTCTCGTTTTTGCTTATAATAGTAAGAGCCACAATTAGGGCAGCGCCCAATATCACCCTTATACCCCTCTTCTCCCTCTCTTCTTATATAGTCACAATCTACGCAGCGCACCTGGCTTCCCTCCCATTCTTCAATGGGAGGGAATGTACCCTCTTCGTTACGCCGGCGTCACGCGACGGCCTTCTCCTTCTTGATGCGGCAGTACTTCGACTTGCCGGCGCCGACCTTGGTCGGATCGGAAAGAACTTTTGCGGTCGCCTGCGACTGCAGGAAATCATCGACATTGATCCAGTCCTGCTGGTTCGCCGGGTTCAGGCGGCAGCGCCAGTAGCGGCACTCGATGCGCTTCTGGGTGCCGGCGGCGTTCTCGCCCTCGAACAGGAACTCGAACACCTTGCCGCTGTTGGTCAGGGCCTCGATCACATCCACCGCGGCGGTGGTGTAGGTCACCTTGACCGGCGTGCTCGCGCTGATGGCGCCGCCCTCGACGAATTCGATGCCGGAGCCGGTCATGATGTAGTCGTCGACTTCGTCATAGGTGGTGGTGCCGGTGGCGTCGGTCACCTCGGTGATCTCCAGCGGCATCTGTGCCAGGACTGCGGTGCTGCCCGGGACGGCAGTGACCTCCTCGTCGGTGACGGTGGTCGACGCCACGCTGGTAGCGTCCCCCCAGACCAGGGCAGCCAGCACCCAGGTGTAGAGCTCGCGGAAGTTGA